CAGAAACCCATCCGTAGTAAATTCGATGCATCCCATATCGCCGCAACGGTAAGAGATATTCTAACCGCTAATGACAGGAGTGGCTCAGTCCTTAGTGTTGATGACTCGCCCCTGGAAATCGAAAAGCGAAAGGAAACTGATCCTCAAGCGATTGACGCCGGTCGCATTTGCACCGAGTTTCTTACTTCAATGGGTTCTGATGCACCACGATATCTTAATGAAGCTTTGCGCATCTTCCAGATCAAAGTCGAGGCTTTGTCCAGCGAAGACACCATGATTGATGAGTCCATGGGTACCACTACGCCTCTGATCGCGCATCGACCTGTTCTTGTATCGGCTCATGGCAAGATGCGTTTGGAAAGTATTGGCATTAAAGTTAAGAAAGCGTATCTTCACTCCATCTCACGTATGGATGACGTTAGGGTCGATGTCGCATTCCAACCTGCTCCCGACTTCAAATATAGCGCTACTGTGACTAATCTGAAAACCAATGAAAGTGCCGTTCTTGAACTCAAACAGGAACCGATGTCCGCACACTCCATTTACTCTTTATCTGACCAAGACCGTAAGGATTATCGAGCAGCTAAAGCTGTAGATGAGCTCTACTGGTCCGGGAAGACGAAAGAGGAACTTGAAAAGGCTGCCTCTGATAGCGATGTTGATATGAAGGAATACTACGCATCCGCGCCTTCTCCCTATCCCATTGGTAGCCTGGTTGCTGATCTCAAACACCATCCAAAGTATGCGCTTAAATACAACCAACGCATTGATCTTTCTCTCCCAGAACTCTTAGGTGGGACTCCTGCAACTAGACCAAACTTAGAGAAGTTCGTCGACAAGCTTATCGCAACTGATCTTATACTCGGTCAGAGTGTCCCTTCATTGATGGAAAAACACTGTTTTGATGGTTATCATGTTGACAATCCTTATTCTACAATTCTTCGACTCATTCGGGTTGGAGTGCTGAAGGATTCGAGATATCGCCATGATAAAGCGCGTATTGTGGCCCTCTTCATCTTATACATGATCGCCCCGATTCTTTGCGTCTCACGCACTCATCTCAACACTCGTTTCCCTCTTAAGTCTTCTTCATCTGACGGGTCTTCTCCCGTCTCCCTCACTGAATGGACCGCGATGCTGACTGCGTTCTCTTCCCGGGATAGAGAGAAGATCAGGAAAGTCCCTGTCCCGTGGCAATTTGGCCATTACTTCCGCGTTGCCCGCCGCAGGCCAGAAACGTACGCCGACGTTATCAATCGCTTCTCCTTGGCCTTCTCCGACTTAGAAACCAGTGCTCTCCGACCGAACAAAACTTAGCGCTCTCTTACCAAAGAAGAACGCAAACTGATGGTTGACCTTACTTACGGTTCTCAAGAGGCGCTTGATCTTCGTCATAACGAATGGTCGCTCATACGTCTTAATCTTGCAAAGATCATGCAGCAGTCAAGGGCTGTCGAGAAGATCCGCAAGGCAGGTACCCCCGACCCAGTTGTATCTATTGACATCCCTGAGATTTTCTCGTCATCATCAACTAACACCCTTCATCATTTCACCATGCTTGGCTGGGGTCGCGAACTGCTCACTATTGCGGCCTGTGCTGCGAACTTCCCTCAGTTCACTTCTCCTTGCGAGCGATTCCCTGGCTCCTCCTTACCTCTCGAGATATCTTATTCGCAACTTCTCATGTACCTGATCGAGGGTCGAAGGGGCTATGGCGCCGTCGAAGATATCCCAGATCAGCTCGCTCGGTACATACCTGCAATTCCCCAAGTGGCCTGTGTGTATGGGACGTCTGTTCCTCCAACACCACTCGAACTTGTCGCCTCTTCGGTGAAGTTTGAGCACGTTCACGACATCCCCGCCTTGTGCAGCTTGAAGTATGAGCTCGAAAGTGACGAGAGGAAAATTGAAAGCTACACTGAGATCGATTCTCTTATGACCGAGGCCGAAAAGAGGTTAACAAAGCACCACAGTGTACCCATCATCGAAGAACTTACCTTGCTTATGATTCGCGCAGCGTCATGTGCGATAGACGGCGTTCCTACGCCACTGTCCTACGCTTATCTTAACGATTACTACTCTACGCTAAGCCTCCTCCGCCGTTGGAGTGCTCCTGGATATAATCACGACCCGCGTGAGAGCGGAATTGGGTCTTTCACATCATCCGTTACTATCGATAATTTTGAAAAAGCAGATTCTGATGGAAGTGCCCTCTTCCAAACTCTCTACGAGACACTGAAAACTCCTCCGCTAGACTACGCTCCGCCAGACGACTCCGTTCGCCAGATGGTTGCCTCGGTCATGAAGATGACCTCTTCAGGTCCGGGTAACCGCACACGTCTTAAAGCTCGCGCTTTCGAAAAGGAGGATCTTAAGAAACAGAGTCGCATAGAGTTTGACTTTAGACCCGATCGTCGCAAAACAATATCAAAGGCTGGTGACACCGCGAAAGAAACTGTTCGAATGTTCATGATCAGGCGCGTTCCCGTTAAATCGACTGCTGCCACCTTTAAATCTCGGGCGGTAGTGAGTTTGTTCGCTGGGGCTTCTCTCCTCTATAAGCCCCTTACTATGCTCTACGGGACGTTACTCTCTCCTGGTCAGATCGGAGAGCGTAGCGACGTCGCCAAGAAGATCCGTTACATCTATTGTATGCCGACTTTCGCTCTCTTCCTTGAGGTATTTCTACGTCATTACCTAAAAGGTATCGAACGCGGAGATCCTCAGTTTCTTAACATGCGTTCGAAGGGTGCAGTTTACGACAGCGTGAACACGGGGGCTGGGATTTCTAAGTGCCAGAGCGGTGGTAACACTGTAGCGTACCTTAAGGCTCTCAGTGCCGTTAAGGTCATGATGTCAGCGGACTTTCCGAAGTTTGATCAGCACCAACGTGTCGTTTTTCGTGTACTAGTTCGTTTGGCGAGAGAGAAACAAGGCCCCTTTCGACCGGATAGATGTCCTGAATACATTAGAATGATTTTCATTACAGTATACTCTCGTCTTATCAAGCAAGGTCACTTGTACACAATTAAAGAAGGTGATGCCTGGTTGCAATTCCTGAGAATTCTTAGTCTTACCTCCGGGATGTTTGTAACGGCTCTGTTAAACTCCTTCTCGCACGGCTGCTTGCAGCGATTCTCCGATTCAGTCTTCCGCCAGTACACCAAAGCGGACCCTTTTACGGGTGACCTCAGCGCGCTGTCGCAAGCTGAACGCTTGCATTTGATCAAGCGACAACTCGGTCCTCTTGCATCTCACTTTAAAGATACTCCTGCGTCCGTTCTCCTTCAGTTTCCGATTAAGGTCGCTAAGTTTGATGTTTCTATAGACAGAACAAATTGGTCAGTTTTCGGTGATGATGGCTGTTTCCTAGTGAATTTTAATCCTCATGAAATGCCCATCGAGAAAGCTTACGATGTTCTGCTTCGACTCACGACTTTCATCTATCACTCCTGTGGTTTTGGCATTAACTTTGCGGATCTTAGAGGGTCCTTCTCAGAAGTTGGTATGTTAACCGTTTTTCGTCTTGGTCCTTTCATTTTCCGCCGTTCTCGAGCGTTTATCTCTCAAGAAAAGCCTTCCACTTTAGAACCTCATGAGTTCAGCAACTCATTATCAGGTGCTCTTGTTGCAGGTCAGTCGTGGGATAGTTACTTCTATAATAACACTGCCTACTTAATGTCTTTCAAGAAGAAAGGTGGCGGTGGCGATTTTCTTCGCATCCCTCCTTTGGCCTACACCACGCCTTGCCCCAACGGAAATTTCTCTACCCTTCTTCCAACATTGATATCTTCTTATGCATTATGCCTCGTTCGTAGATCCTATTTCTGTGACTCTGACGCTTATGTTCTCAAGCTCCCGTCAGATCATGAGGTCGCATCCTCGATCGCGTCGGACATCAGCGCTTCCACTGCAACGTTTGAAACTAAAATTGGTTTCTCGGACAAGAAGTTCTCTGTCTCTAGCATCGATGAGGCCGCAGAAGCCTCTAAGCCCCTATTCCTGGAGGGATCTAAGGAAGCAGACTCGCTTTCTGCTCTAGAGTCTCTACGCTCGCGCCCTATTACACAAAAGCTAAAGGATTCCTTAGCGTCCTATGCTTATTGCCGTTCAGTTGTCCGCGCAATCAACCAAAACTTAGCTGTTGATTGTTTAAACAATACGGTCTTCTCTCGCGCCGCCTCTTCTGCTCTTCTTGAGGGCGTCCACCTCCATCGTTCTCCCCTCACGTTATCGCGCGATGTTAAAGTCGGAATCGATACAGCGATTGTGCTCGGCACGAAGGGTTTGGGTGGTGACGTTCCTTCCGACGGAATCATCACCATCCGCCGTGTAGAGAAAACTTTCTTGTGCAGGGCATATCTTGGTGAAGAACGCTTACTCGAGTGGCCGCTGTGTGATCCTGTCACTTTAGGGGCGGAGTCTAGTGTTGTTGCGTTGCAACAGATTTTTGGTGTTACCACGATTCCTAAAGTTGGAAAGCCGTTCTCGTTTAACGAAGCCGCTGTGAAGGATGTTCTCCTTCCTCCTACGTTGAATGCGATTTCGACGATTCTAAAGCAGTG